CCGTGGCCATGGCCGCGCCGGCGGCACCTCAGCCGGCAGCGGCCCCGGTCGATGACAACGCCGGCCTGGTCGCCATCGAGAGCCCCATGGTGGGCACTTTCTACGCGGCTCCCGGCCCGGACAAGCCTTCGTTCACCAACGTCGGCGCGTCCGTCGGCCCCGACACGGTGGTGTGCCTGGTGGAGGCGATGAAGATCTTCAACGAGATCCGCGCCGAGAAGTCGGGCACCATCGTCAAGGTCCTGGTCAAGAGCGGTCAGGCCGTTGAGTTTGGCCAGCCGCTCTTCATGGTCAAGCCAAGCTAAGAGGGGCGCATGTTCAAGAAGGTGCTCATCGCCAACCGCGGCGAGATCGCGTTGCGCGTCATCCGAGCCTGCCGAGAACTCGGCGTGCGCACGGTGTGCGTCTACAGCGCCGCCGACAAGGGTGGCCCATGGCTGGAGCAGTCCGACGAGACCGTCTGCATCGGTCCCCCACCCAGCAAGGACAGCTACCTACGCATCGAGCGCATCATTGCGGCCGCCGAGGTGACGCACGCCGACGCGATTCACCCCGGCTACGGCTTCCTCAGCGAGAACAGCCACTTCGCCGAGGTGTGCCGCGAGAGTGGATTCGAGTTCATCGGCCCCAGCCCCGAGGCGATGCACGCCCTGGGCGACAAGGTCAACTGCAAGAAGCTGGCACGCAAGACCGGCACTCCGGTCTTCCCAGGCACCGAGGACGCCATCGAGGACATCGACGAGGCGGTCAAGGTGGCCATGGAAGTCGGCTATCCCGTCATCGTCAAGGCGCGCGCGGGCGGCGGAGGTCGCGGCGAACGTGACCACCCGCTTCCGCATTCGGTGGGGACTTGGCGTCACCGTGCGGGATCGCGTGGTCTATCAGGGTCAGGTCTACGACATCAGCGGCGTGAAGGAGATAGGCCGGCGAGTGGGCCAGGAGCTCACCGCGTCAGCAAGGCCCGATGCTGGAGCCGCATGAGTCATGGGTACCGGCATAAAGATCGAGGGCCTGGCGGAGCTGGACAAGGCGCTCGCCGAGCTGCCGCGGGCGACTGCGAAGGGTGTTCTGGTCCGCGTCCTGAAGAAGCGCGCGCAACCCGTCGCAGAGCGTGCGAAGGCGCTTGCTCCGGTCGGAGCAACTGGCGGCCTGAGGGCCAGCATCACGGTCTCGACATCCGCGTCGGGGGACGTCGGGAAGGTGGCCTACGCGAGAGCCCTGCGTGCTGGTGCTTCAAAGGCCGCGGCTGTGGCGGCGCTGAGGTCCGCTTACCGGACGAATCCAGACGGGACGTTCGCCAAGGTCTTCGTCGGCCCCGGTCGGGATCAAGGCGAGGCCCACCTGGTCGAATTCGGCACCGCCGACCGCTACCAGCAGAAAAGCGGCAAGTACGTCGGCCGGATGCCGGCCAAGCCCTTCATGCGCCCGGCATGGGACGCATCGAAAGACGCGACGCTCGCGGGCATCGGGGCCGATCTCTGGGCGGAGATCCAGAAGACAGCGGCGCGACGTGCCAAGAGGGCGGCGAGGCTTGCCGCGAAATGATGTCGACCGACCTGCGTTCGCTTCTCCTCGCCGAGCTCGACGTCGGCGTGGTCGCATGGAGCGCCCGACCGCAGGGCAGCGAACTGCCTGCCCTGGTCCTTAGTGTCGTGTCGGAGGTCACCTACTACACGTACCTCGGCGTGGGTGGGCTCATGCAGACACGCGTGCAGGCGGATGCACTGGGTGCGAGCTTTCTGGCGGCCGCGACTTTGGCTGATGCGCTCAAGTCGACGGTCGGCGGCTACCACGGGACGGTCGGTGGCACCGTCTTCGCAGGCATCTTCCTCGACGGTGGCTTCGCGGACACCACCGAGGCGGGATCGGGCGCGGCGCCGATCCATCGGTTCAGCCGCGACCTGATCATTCACCACAAGGAGGCCTAGAGCATGTCCGACGCCATTCTCGGCTACGGCATCGTCTACGCAATCAGCACCACGACGGGCGGATCGACCTACACCGATCTCGGCGAGGTCTTCGACATCGAGCTTCCCTCGGACGAGGTCGAGGAGGTCGACGTGACACATTACGGTTCGCCAGGCCGGACCAAGGAGTACATTGCGGGTCTGATCAACACCGGCGATGGGTCGTTCAGCATCAACTGGGTCCCCGGGAACGACACCGACCAGCTGCTACGCGGGCTGCGTGTCAGCGGCGCCATCCGCAACCACAGGATTACCTTCCCGGATGGTGAGACCAAGGTGGTATTCCCGGCCTTCATCAAGGGCTACGACCCGGGTATTCCGGTCGACGACAAGCTTACCGCCAAGTTCACGGTGAAGAAATCCGGCGCCGAGACCTGGACCGACCCGAGCTGATGACGAACCCGCTGCGAGGCGAGCTGGAGCTTCCCGGCGTCGGCCGGCGGCTCCGCTTCACGACGAACGCCATCTGCGCCGTAGAAGCGCGGACGAAGACCAATCTGGCCGCCATTCTGGTTGACCTCGACGCGGGACAGGTACCCGACTTCCTGACTCTTCGCGTGATGATCTGGGCGGGCCTCCTCGACACCTCCCCGGAGGTGTCGATCGATGACGCCGGCACGGTTGTCGACACGCTTGGCTATGTCGAGGCGCTGAAGCTTGTCAGCAAGGCGATCTCGGCGGCGCACGGGCCGGCGAAAGAGGACGACCCCGGAAAAAACGGGTAGGGCCGCCGGACTGGCTGGGCCTGCTCTCCAGCTATGTGTCCGGCGGCGGCAACCCAGACCAGTTCTGGCGCAGCACGCCCCGGGAGGTCCTGGCCTTCCTCGAAGGCGTTCAGCTACGGCTGGAGCGCGAGCACCAGGCGCGCGCATGGCTGGCCTGGCACATAGCCGCTCTGCCTCGCGCGAAGAGGTTGCCCAAGCTGGAAGACCTGCTCGGCAAGCGAGAGCAGGCCGTGAAGCGTCCGAAGTCCTCGGCTGAGATCGAGGCGCTCGTGAGGCGGTGGTTGGGCGGCGAAAGGGCCGCCTCTTCTTAGGCAGGTGCACAATGCCATCAGCAGTGGTCGGAAGCCTGCGGGTCGAGCTCGCGGCGAACAGCGGGGAATTCTCGAACGGAATGCGGGCCGCATCGCGCGAGGTGCAGAACTTCGGTCGTGCCGCGAACGCGAACAGCGCGCCGGTCAACGGCTTCCGATCGCAGATCCAGAACGCCAGCTTCCAGGTCGGCGACTTCGCGGTGCAGGTCGCCGGCGGAACCTCGGCGCTTCGTGCGTTCGGGCAGCAGCTCCCGCAGCTCCTCGGCGGGTTCGGGGTATTCGGAGCCGTCGCCGGCGCGGTGGCGGCCGTGGGACTGGCGCTCGCGGGTTCGCTGCTCGGCAGCAAGGACAAGGCGGATACCGCCGACGATGCCATGAAGCGCCTGAGCGCGACGATGGCGGATGCGAAGTCGGCAACCGAACTTCTGTCGGCATCGCAGGAGGACCTCGCGAAAAGCTTCGGCAGCGCCACGGCCGGCGCCGAGGTCGCAATCGCCAAAGCGCGCGACTCCATTGGCGAGATCGTCTCCGAATTCAGGGCGCTCGGGAACTCCGCCTTTCAACCCTTCGTCGACGCTCTCGATCGCGCGCGCGTCATCGCCGGCACGCTGCGGCAAGAGTTCGTTGTCGGCCGCGACGACGTTGCAGCGCTCGGCACCGCCTTCCACCTTCCGGTCGAGCAAGCGCAGGCGCTCCAGCAGGGGATGCTAGCGTTCCAGAACGCCACTACGGCGCCGGCGCTCAGTGCGGCCCTGCTTTCGGTCTACCGGATGCTCTCGGACTGGAAGGCAGAGATGGGCGAGCTCCCCACCTATGCCGAGGCGCTGCGGGCGAGTCTCGGCGGGGTGGTAGATCAACTCGTTGCGGCCACCGCGCAGACCAAGGAGCTTGGTGCACAGTCGGCGGCCGCGGCCGACGAGATGGCGAAGCTGGCTTCCGCCCGGATGCAGGCCGCCTATGCCGAGGCGGAAGCCAACCGGACGGAGGACTCGCGCATGCGGGCGGGGCGCGGTCTTGCTCCGCCGGCCGGGCTGGGCCCGTTTGAAGACGGCCGCAGTTCCGCCGACCGCGGCACCTTCCTGACCTACGCGGATCGGGTCGCCCTGGGGCGGACCGACCCGCGGAGCCCGAAGTACAAGCCGGCCAAGGCGAAGGCCCGCGGCACCAGGGAGAATGGCCTGGAGCGGTCGATCGACTCGATCGAGAAGCAGACGGCGGCGCTCAACGCCCAGACGGCTGCTCAGGCCAAGCTCAATCCGCTCGTTAACGACTATGGGCGCGCCGAGGCGCAGGCGAAAGCCGAGGCGACCCTCCTGACAGTCGCGCAGCAGGCGGGGCTGCCTGTCACGGACGCATTGAAGCAGAAGATTGGCGGCCTGGCGCAGGCCTATGCGGATGCGGCTGCCGCGCAAGGTCAACTCCAGGCCGCGCAAGCTCAGTTTGTCGAACAAGCCGACAAGGTCAACGAGCTCGGCCGGGACGTGACGGCAGGTTTCGTGCAGGGATTGATCGAGGCGAAGGATGGTGCCGACCTGCTTTCGGATGCGCTGTCCAGGATCGGCGACTACCTGGTCAGCGATGCACTCGATTCGATCTTCGGCAAAGGCGTCGGCGGCGGGCCGAGCGTCTTTCAGTCGGCGCTCGGAGCCTTGGGGATCCCTGGCTTCGCCCGAGGCACGGGGTTTGCGCCCGGCGGACTTGCTCTTGTCGGCGAGCGCGGTCCGGAGCTCGTGAACCTACCGCGCGGAAGTCAGGTGATCCCGAATGACCTGCTCGGGAGCGGCAGTGGCGTCACGGTCAACAACGTCTTCCACCTCGACGCCCGCGGTGCGGACGTCGGTGCCGTGGCGCGGATCGATGCGGCCCAGAAGCGGATGGCCGCAGAGTTCGACGGGAAGGTGGTGCAGGCCGTCCGAACCGCGCAGGCGGGGCGATCGCTTTGACGATCAGCTTCCCGCGCGGCGACATCATGAGCTTCTGCACCTGGCGCGATGGGTCGAAGCTCACCCTCGGGGTGCGGAAGGAGTTCAGCCGGCAGGCCGGCGGCCGCTCGATCGGCAAGCTCATGGGGCCGACACTCTGGCGCTGCGCGCTGACGTCGGTTCGCATGCCGATCGACGACGCGATGGTGCTGGAGACGCGCCTTCGGCAGATCGAGGAGCAGGATGGCACCTTCCTCGCCTACGACCCCCGGCGTCCGCGGCCGGCCTCCTACCCCAGCGGGTCCCTCGACGGGGTGACCATCTACGCGATCGGGAGCAACATGCGTTCGCTGCGGCTTCAGGGCGTGCCCGCAGGCTTCGTGCTGAGCGAGAAGGACTACCTCTCGTTCACCTACGGCGACCAGCGGGCGGTGCACCAGGTCGCCGAGACGGTCACGGCCTCGCCGGCTGGCATCACCCCCGTCTTCGAAGTCGTGCCGCACATCCGAGACGGCGCTGCGGTCGGGAACGGCGTCCGGCTGATCAACGCCTACGGCATCTTCGCCATCGACCCCGACACCGTCGCCGCCGCGGTTTCGCAGGAGGATACCCTGGTCGCCTCGGTCAGCTTCACCGGTACGCAGGTCATCTTCTGATGGTGCTGCCGCTTTCCTCCGCCAACGCCGCGGCGCTGCGGGCGCGGACGATCGTGCCGCGCGACTTCCTCTGGCTTGAGGCGAAGCACCGCGACACGGGGGCGATCGTTCGCGAGGGTTACTGGTCCGACGTGGGCACGATCTCGGCGCAGGTGATCGGGCCGGACAGCGGCATCGTCGAGACGCGGCAGTGGCGTGGGGCCGGGCAGCTGATCGAGATCAGCCCGATCCCGGCAGTCAGCAACCTGACGGTGCAGACGGTAACGATCAAGCTGAGCCAGATCGACGAGCGGATCCAGCAGCTGTTCCGGACCTACGACCCGAAGCGCCGACCGGTCGAGATCTTCCGCGGGCTCCTCGACGTCGGGACCCGGCGCATGGTGGCGCCAGCCTTCTGTCGCTACGTCGGCTTCATCGACGATGCGCCGATCGAGACGCCCGAGGAGGGCGAGGAAGGCTCGATCACCCTTACGGTCACGGGCCATACCGCAGAGCTGACCCGCGCGAGCTCGTCGACGCGCTCGGACGCGGACCAGCGCCAGCGCAGCCCCACCGACAACTTCTATGCCGACACGGCCGTCGTCGGCACCTGGAAGCACTATTGGGGCCAGGCTACCGGCGATGACGGTTAGGCCCGCGCGGCCGGGCGACAGCATCGCCCTGACCGCCCTCTGCCGCCGGTTCCACGACGAGCTCTGCCTCGGCGTGCCCTTCGACGCCGCCTGGTGCGAGCGGACCGTGCGGGCGTATATCGACGACGCGGAGACGCAGGCGCGTTGCGCC